GAAAACCGTATCAAACTTTTACAACAAAGAGGTGTAATATGAAAACTTTTAGAATAATAAAATTTATAGTAAATCTAATGCAAGATATTAGAAATAAAATTGTAGATTATCGCAACGAGAGAAAAACAAGAGGAACATGACTGTTCTATCACTATTACCTGTTAGTAAGAAAAACTGGATTTTAAAAGCCAGTGTCTTTGACGAACAGATAATAGTGTTTTTTTACAATCGGTTAACTGTGGCTTCTTTTATGAAAATATTTTATAATGAAGAATGTGCATATGAATTTATTGAGGGTATTACAAAAACATGATTGAAATTTTTAAATTAGTTACAGGTGAGGAATTAATTGCTAATGTAGACCGCGGTAAAGCAGAAATAACTTTAAGTAAGCCTTGCCAGTTACAGATGGTCCCATCTAAATCAGATCCAAGTCAACCTATGATGGGTATGTTTCCTTACGCCCCTTATACTGAACACCATGCTATTAAAGTTAATATTGAACATGTGGTTTGGACAGCGTCCCCTGTAAAGGAACTGTATAACCAGTATAATTCAGCATTTGGTTCAGGTATTCAACTAGCAGGTCTTTAACGTAACGCTTGCCTTTTTTCTAGATAAATATATAATAGACTTATCAAATAGGAGAAAGTCATGAAAAAAGTAATCGCAATAATTCTTACATTATGTGTTACTACATCATTTGCACAATATCGCCATAATCATTTTAATCATTACTATGGTGGTTACGGTGGTGGTGGAGGATGGGTTGCCCCGCTTATTATTGGAGGCATTGCAGGTGCAGTAATTGCTAATGCAAATAGACCAGTAATCGTCGATCAACAGCCAGTTATAATTCAGCAAAACCCCCCTACCTATCAAAACCCTATTTTTAATACTCAACAGTATTATCAATGTTTGGTTCAGGTATATGATCAAACTACTAATACGTATCGAAACGAGGCTATGACATGCGTGAGATAAATGGTAAAAGATCTTTCATTACTGAAATTATTGATGCTAATGATGGTACCGGTGACGGTATTTTACAGTTCCCAGATGAAATGCTACAAAATGATGATTGGCGGGAGGGGGATGTACTCCAGCTTTTAAATGAAAATAATACTATAATTATGACTAATCTAACAAAGAAAGAACGTGATGAAGGTCTACCTAAACAGTTATCGCTCCCATTGGATTAGCCCTTACACAATACTTGAGAAAGTATTTTTTTGGCGTGAAATTAATTATGATGAGCCTTTAATTAAAAAATGGGTAGATCGTATTCAACCATTTAGTTATGCATGGCAAAAAGTTCTTGATATTTTTCATCCTAAAATTGATTATGTAAAAATTGATAAGTGGGATACCTGGTCAATGGATCATTCATTGGCACATATTATTTTACCAATGCTTAAACAGTTAGAGTCTACCAAGCACGGTGCCCCTAACGTTAGTGACGAAGATGTCCCAGAGCATTTAAGAAGTACTTCTGCTAAACCTAAAGAGCATAGTTGGGATACCGACGATAACTGGTTCCTAAGATGGGACTGGGTACTTAAAGAAATGATCTGGGCGTTTGAACAAAAGACTATTGATGACGCTGAGGAAAAGTTCTTTGATCATTCAGAGGTAATAGCTACTGATAAGATTAATGAACAAATTGTAAATATGAAAATTGACCGAGAAGGCCTTGATGCTTGGCAAGCGCGTAAAGTAAACGGGTTTAGATTATTTGGAAAGTATTACGAGGGCTTATGGGATTGAATGCTGTAGTTATAACTCCTACAACAGGGTCAGATGAGTTGTACGATGCTTTAGTTTCGGTACATAATCAAACTTATAATGATGTAGAACACCTAATTGTTATTGATGGTGAGCAGTTTAAAGAAAACGCAAATAAAGTTTTAAATAAGTTTTACGATAAGTATGGACATTCAAAGGTTAAAAAGATTGTATTGCCTTACAATACCGGGGGTAATGGCTTCTACGGTCATCGTGTTATGGCTGGGTTTAGTCACCTGGTTAATCACGAATACATATTATTTTTAGACCAGGATAATTTTTATAAAGAAGATCATGTCGAGTCTCTTGTTAATGAGATCGATAAATATAAATTCGAGTGGGCTTACTCTTTAAGGACTATCGTCGATAAGGAGATGAAGCACATATGCGAGGATAATTGCGAATCATTAGGTCGTTGGTCGGCCTGGGTTGATAGCAATGCTTTCTTGATTGATACCAGCTCGTATTGTTTTACAAGACAATTTATTCGTACATACGGACATATTTGGGACCACGGTTGGGGTGCAGACAGACGTTTTTATACTATAATTAAAGACCATGTCAAGCATAACAATTACGGTTGTACAGGTAAACATACGCTTAATTACCGTTTAGGAGGTAATGATGGTTCAGTTCAATCAGAGTTTTTTGTCGAAGGCAATAAACACGCAACAGCAAGGTACGGTGACCGGTTCCCTTGGTCAAACCAACCAGTCTAAAATACCGCGGGGTAGCTCAGTAGTAGAGCGCTGGACTCATAATCCAGAGGCCGAAGGTGCGACTCCTTCCCCCGCAACCATTTCTCCTAACATAATTCTAGGATACAACTAATGTTAAAGAATTTATTTCTAGCAGTCTTATTGACTGCTAGCTCTGCTATGGCATCAGAAATTACTGCTCACAGTTGGTTAGAGACTGACGACCATGGTAATTTAATTAAAGGGGAAAATATTACTGAGACTAGATCAATTGCAAGTATTACAAAGTTAATGACTGTAATTGCTGTACTGGATAACGGTCAAAACATGAAGGAAAAGATAGGGAAATACACTAGAGAACAACTTATACAATTAGCTTTAGTTAAATCAGATAACAATGCTGCAAGGACTCTTTGTGACAAGTTTCCCGGAGGTAATTTTGCATGTATAAAATACATGAATGAAAAAGCAAATTATTTGGGAATGTATAGGACGAGATTTGTTGAACCCACTGGGTTAAGTCCTATGAATATTAGCACAGCTTTAGAACTAGTTCGTTTAGTAAACGAGGCTAGTCATTATCCTGAAGTTATTAAAGCTAGTCGTACTGTTACTATGACACTACGCAACAGTAAAAAAAGAACTACTACTGTTCGCAATACGAATCCAATGATAGGTAAATATAGCTTCTTAGTTAGTAAGACAGGTACAACTAATGCTGCTGGTCATTGTATTGTTATGATGATTAATACAGAAGTTGGTAGACGAATCGTTATTGTATTAGGTAGTAAACCAGGTAAGAGAATATTTGATGCTGAAAAAATTGCTCTTAATGCATAGTAAATTTTAAATATAATAATAAAACTGCAGTTGCTACAAGCCAACAAACAAACATTATAGCCATACTGCCCCAAAAGAATACTCTTAATGGCAGTTGTAATACCCAATCAGTAAATGAAATTTTTTCTTCAATAACTTCTTCTTCTTTGTATTTAGTTACCATTTAATTTTTTTCTTTTTGGTTATACTCCTCATTATCACGTTGTACTTTCTCTTGATACTGTTGTAATTCTAAAAGTTTTAATTTTCTTCTTTCTTCTTGCTTTGCTTTAATTATTGCAGGTTCTAATTCTGGCCACCGTTGTTTTCTATCATAAGATACATAAACCATAATTAAAGATAAAACAAAAATTAAAAATACTGCAAGCCCCGCATAGGTAATTTCTTCCATATAATGTTTTATTCTAGCTCTTCTTCTTGCAGCTGCAGCAGCATCTTTTCTTATTTTAATAGTAAGTAATGTTTTTTGCTGACCGCCCATCTCCTTCATCATTTCACTTACATCGGTCCAAAGACCTCCTAACTCTGGAGGTGAATCATACACCAACATTTCACGCAATTCAGTTTGCATCTGCTCTAATTGCTTTTTCATGATTACCAATTGTAAAGCACGACGACCTAAGCTTTCTTCACCCTCGTATATTTCTTCACGATTTTTACGTTCCTCTTCCTCAATGACTGCAATACACTTATTCATGTTATCAAAAAAGTCACCAAGGTAATTAGCAAGCTCTTGATAGATACCTGCAGTCTCACCTTGTTTCTTATTTAATTCAATTACACGATTTTTTTCCTGGATAAACTGATTACGCGCTTCAATACTTGCTGGTTTATCAGGGGGATGTGCTTTAGAGAATTGTTCGTCAAGATCCTTTAGAACTGACTTTACTTCTCCTGCAGCGCCTTTGATATCTTTATAAAGCTGGCAACCTTTTTTAACCGCAGATACAGCGGCATTTGCCAATGCAAATAGTGTAATCGGATCCATAACAACTTACATAGTTATTAAATCCACAGCCAAATAGCTTGTGACATTAGCAATATTGCCAATCCTCCAACCCCTAAGCTTGCTTTGTACAGTCTATTGTTAACAGCTAAAATACTTGCAGTTAATAGAACGATAGCAATTTGTAACAAAGAGCCAGCATACGTATACCAAGGTGATCTTGACCTAGCTACTGATCTT